GGCGAGTCGAATCATTTAGAATGCGCTCAGAGGAATGCGCTTCCACTGCCCGGAACCCACTGAAACATAGAGGTAGTCGGCATCTGCCGCGATCTGCATTCCGGTAGTCGTGATATTCGGCGTGGGAGACGTCGAACTGGCCGGTACTGCCGTCGATACCGGAGCCGCAAGCTGCTGCGCTGCGACCTGAAAGTTCTGCGTCCACGCCCAGGTAATCATTCCCGTTTTCGGATCGACAAGAGGTGTCCGGTAAATGCCGTCTGCCGAGAATGCTGTTTGTGGTTTACCGCCCATATTTCACGCTGTATAATGGCATTGAGAATGGGGCGGAAACGCCGCTAGTTTGAAAGGTCGAAGGGCTTGCAAATTCCCTTCCAAGTTCAGGCGATTGGTTTTGTCGTGAGTATGCCGTCCAAAGGGCTGTGACACGGCCAGCCACGCGACAAAAAGCTGTCCATCGGCAAGCTACTTGTAGCTCAGAATAAAGAGCGTTCACCATTCTCCCCACCTTACGCCGCCTCACTCAGTTCCTTCGGCAAACGCTTCTTGGGCTGGAATCCGCTGGCTTGCAAATAGGCATCCACGATGCGGTAGGGGATCGGGTCTGAACACGAAATCTCATACACACGGTCCCGCGAACGCCCCAAACGTCTCCAAATGACACGTTTCCGGTAATTCCCTGCCAGTCCGCAGCCTCGGTCAGCCCCACCGCTCCATGTGTGACCGCCATCATCGGAATATCGCAGCGTGATCGACGGTTCTCGCGGGTTGCCCATTCCATCGAGAAGCGGAGGCATCGGCGCAAGCCCTGTTTCCATGTCCACCCAGAGCGATGCGTGCTTGATCCACTGGTTTTCAGTCGAAATGTGCGGAGCGCGGCGCACGCGGCGAATCGGGTTGCCATTATCGGTGACGAAGTTGAATCCCCCGCCCATTGCCGCTACCGGAACGCCCATCTGGTAGATATTTCCGCTTTGGCGGTCGCCGACAAGGTGTTTTCCAAAGTTGAATGTGTGGCACTGAGGCAGAGCGGCGCTGAACAGGCCGGATTGCGCGTTCCAGAAGCCCCGCTGGTGCCAGAGTCCTGTCGAAACGTCAAGCACCCACGTTGCATTCGCCGATGGAAAGTTAATATGCCAGAACGAATGGCCGCCCTCTTGATAGGCGAAGCCACGCGCATCGGAAATCGTGGGATATTGCGACCATGCGAACTCTACCGCATGATTTGTGACCCTTGTTGGCACGTAGCCGTTAAATCTCCAGCCGATGCCTTGCCCTCGGTCGTTACGCGAGCCGATCCAGAACACTGAATTATCGAGTTGGACCGTCGCATCCGCTGCCGCGCAGCCCTCTTCCGCGAAGCCGCCCGGTGCCGCGCCGAATGGCTCTGGAACGCTTCCGATGTTGTAGTCAAACTCCGTAGACTTCTGTCCCAAAAGCACGACCTGCCGATGGTCAACGATCATCGAAACTACGTTATCAGGGAACGTGGAAATGGCGTTGAAGTCCAGTCCCGGCCACATCGTTGCATCGAGCGGAGTTGACGAGAAATATTGATCTGTGGAGGTAATGAGCGCGATGAAAATGTCATCTGCGAGCGCGACCTGCGCCACTGGTCCGGGGAACGTGGCCGATGGTACTTGGATAAATGTCCCTGCCGGCACCGTCCCAATTGTTTTCAGGTAGTAGACATACAGAAACCCGCCGCTGGCAACCGCAAGCTGCAATGGACTGGCGCACATGGACGATAGATTCTGGTCATTCGCCACGTTGCCGAGTACGTTAATGGTTCCGTTGGCCAGCATTTCGACCAACTCACCGTCCGCCACCGCAAAGCTGCGCCCGTTAATTGTCCACTCTGAGCGGATTTGCTGAGTGTTTGGAACGGTCCCAAACAAGCTGAGTCCCGGCGTGGGATTCAGGACGATGGCCGACTTGCCCATCTGCGATTCGTCGGTTTCGCAGTAAAAGTTCATTGCCATCTGGCAATCGGCAGAGATATTTTGCAGAGTGTACGATGGCCCGACGAAACCAAACCTAGACGTAAAGCACCTCTATCATCTGCCACACATCCCGGTTAAATAATTCCAGTTCGTCCGATTGTTCTGTCCCGTTGTCGGCACACCCGCATCCCGCGTGCTCATGCGTGGTGATTCGATGTTCGGCGAAGCGATGCGGTCCATTGCGGTCTTGGCCAGAAGAATCAATTCCCGGCTTGCGCTGACATCGAACGAAGGGCAGAGCGCGATGGCAAGCTGGTAGATGATGGCGTCCGAATAGCCCGGAGGCAGGCACATTGACTCATTCAGTGTCACTTGGTCGATGAGCGTCCAGAGCACCAATTCCAGCAAGTAAGCCGTCTGCGGGATGGGCCAGAGGTAGAGATTCCCATTCGGCCATGCGTTATCGTAATAAACGTCAGTCGGGTAGTTGGCCTGAACTTCAAACGCGCTCTTTGCGGCCCACCACTCCCAGTCTCGCACGTTTATCGGGTAGCGAATGTTTGGCGTGACGTTGTTTAGAATCAGTTGCGCCGATTCCAGCTTTACCGGGCGCTGGTTCCGAAAGAACATCCCGCTCGGCCCAATCGTCTGCGGCTGGATATTCGGCTGAATCGTGAACTGGTCAAACTCCACGCTATAGACGTATCGCTTGTCCGTGTTCCATGAATCCAGCATCCGGTTGAGCTTGATCAGCCCCGTATTGGATTCCGGCCCGGTTGGAGTCTCGTTCGGATCGAGCACGCCAATTTCCTGCATCGCTTGGGTGATGATGTCCAAAGCCTTGAGCGAGCAGGTGCCGCCAGGTCGTTGCGCTGGAACTGCCGGAGTTGACGGCGGGAGGATCGGCATTAGGCCGCTGCCGCCGCTCGCTTCCGCTTCTTCTCTTCAGCCGCTACCGCAACCTCATCCGGCTCCAGCTTATGCTTTGGCAGCATAGGAACCTGTAGGGCGTCAAGGTTCGCTTGCGCCGGCTCGTCCTTCCAGCCCTCTTCGCTGGCTTTCTTGTGACTCGCTTCGTTTGCGACCGTCTTACTCTTCCCGTTCGGATGATATACGCAGCGCGGGTAAGCCTGATACCGCGTCGGAATCACCTTGAAATTGTCGGGTGGGCGGGCGATGCATAGCACGCGAACCTTTGCGTCTCGCGGATCTTCTCCGTGCGCGATCAATTCATTCATAATTGCGATCTGATTGTCGTCGAGCTGAATTGTTTCGTCTTGCATTCCGATCCTCCTAAATTTGTGGCCGCTGATTTCCGCTCAACGGCCAGAAGCGTCTACCCGCTTTTCTTAGGCGATGTAGGACGGAATCCACTTCTTGTTTGTGGCATCCCAGGTGAACGTAAGCGCCTTGTTGACTACCGCCGTGCCCGCAAGGGCGATGTTTCCGGCTGTAGTCCAGGTGAATACGCCATCGGGAATGATGGTGAACGAGCATCCGCCAAGCGTGGCCAGCGTGTTAGCAGAGCATCCGACCGGAATGTTAAATCCGGTAACTGCCGATGTCCCGGTAACGTGAAACAGTGGACCGCTTGGAGTGATCGCGCCAGCCGCCGAAGCAACTGCCACGGTAGGCTGAGGCGATACGGTCGATAGCGGGTTATTGAATCCCGGAACATACGTCAGTGTGATCGAAGAGCAGAGCCACTGAGCGCCTGTGCGGGTATTCACTCGCGGAGAGGCCACTACGTTCGCTTGAACGCAGGAGTCTCCGCCTGTACCGCTAAAGCCTCCGCTCCCGCCCGGATCGTTGACGCTGAACCAGTACGGATAGCCCACAAGGACCATTGCGCCCTTGCGATGCGGAGCCGCGACCGTCCCGCCTTGCCCGCGCACAACCGTGATCTGTGTGCCATTGACCCCGATTACCGACATCAATTCGCGGTCAATGTACAGACTGGTCTGCTGAGGCTGTGAGGCGGTAATGCCGAGGTTTGGAGTCAGCCCGACGATGTTTGTCGCGCTGGTCACACTGATTACATAGGTTGTGGATAGGCCAGTCGTGCTCGACGCAAGACTGGCAATATCCGCCGCAACCGTGGTTTGGGTGAGTGTGTTCTGCTGGGCGAAGGCAACCGGACCAAAGCCGAACAGGATGGAAAGCAGAAACCACTTCAGCTTCTTTAAGCGCACAAGACCCTCCCGGCGCACGAGTCAGCGTAGAGCTGCCCGAAGCCAATAACCGTATCCCAACGGTTCGTCATCTTGGATTGGATTTGATCCCATGCACGAATGAAGCGGATCGCAATTCCCGTCTTCGGATCGCGCATCTGGAACGAAACCGGCTCAACAGCGGACGGCATTTCCATCTTGACGCCAACCATTGCGAATGCATCCTTATGCAGCCACAACGCCTGTGCGCCAGATTTGCCGTTCGGTGAGGTAGTGCCGGGGAACAGAGTCAACGCCGCCGAGGTTGCGGGCAGAGCATCGACGTTCTGGTACTGGCTTCCCGGCCCGAATATTGCCGGGCTGAAGTTGAGGACATCCACGCCACCGCCTGCCGCTGTCAGCGGAGAGGTGACAACGAATTGCTTGGCGATTGTGGAGAGCTTACGCCGCGTCATCGGGTTGACCTGGTTCACGTTGGCAATGCTGAACACATCGCCGAGGTTGAAGGTGTCGCCGGCTGTTGCGGTAATGGTGAGCGTAGTCCCTTGCTGGTTCGCGCCGTTCACTGTCACCGCGCCCGCCCATGTTCCGGCAGTGTGGTTAAACAGCGATTCCGATTCGTACCAGTCAAAGCCCCACAACTCGCCAAGCGAACCTTCCTTGTATTGCTCGGAAAGCTCATCGGTCGGGTTGAAAAGAGCCTGAAGTGCCGGGACCAACGACGTATTCACGGCAGACGGAACGATCATCGCTCGCTTGCCGCTCGGAGGGCACGCAAGATTCTTCAATCGTTGACGCGCCTGCATGAACGTGGTGGAAGTGCTCGGATCGGTGCCCAGAACGCCGACGATGTTGTTTGCGTTCTGGTATGCGAACAGAGCGGCGCGGCTGTCGATTTCCTGCGAAATCTGGGCCATTGCGGGCTTCAGATATTGCTCGGAAATCTCGGACTTGCTTCGCTCCATCCTCAGTGCGCCTTCAAACGAATCGTATTCGAAGTCCACACCGAAAATCTGGTTGCACGTCACCGTGGTATTGATGCGGTTGATCGGCTGGGGAGAATAGCCCAGGCCGTCACGAATCAGATACCGTTGCGGCAACTTGACGCGGATGATTTCGCCGACCGGAAACTCCCTGTCGTACTCCTTGTTATAGTCCGTGTTGAAATAAGACGAGACTTCAAGCGAGTTCGTGAGCAGACGGAGACATTCCGGGGCGACCCAATCTGGAAAAATAAATTGGTTAGCCACTGCGAACCTTTCTGCGCTCTATGGCGCTAACGTCGAGACGACTTCCTTTTGGTCGCATCGCGTCGGTTCATCAAGGCCATGTATGGGCCAGGGTTGCCTTCTTTCGAAGCCCTGAGCGCCGCCTTCTCTTCGTCTTCGGGGGTTGTACCTGTGCCACCGACTACGGCAGGAGGAGGGAGCGCACTTGATACTACTTTTGGCTTTGGCTTAGGCTCTTCGGCTTTCGGCTTCTTCTCGTCAAGCTCCAACTCTTCGCGCATCGCCTGTTCAATGGCTCGAAACTCCGTCCATTGCTGGCCAACCGGGAGAGCGGTAATCCGTTCAACGTCTTTCGGCTTCAGGCTCATGTATTGCATGAAATGCGCACCGATTTCCGGCGTCGATTCACGCACATAAACCTCGAACGGATCGCCTTGATAGATGGAATGGGCTTCGAATGCTTCCGCCGCCTTTTTCCATCCATCGGAGCCGTACAACTTTTCGCCTTCTTCCTTGATGCCTTTCCATTTTGCGTTGAGAGCATCGGTGCGTTTTCCGATTTGCTCCATATGCTTCTCAAATGCCTTGGTCGCGGCGTCGAAAGCCATCTTTTTCGGAAGGTACTCTTCCTCATAGGCTTTTTCATAGAGTTCGTCGGATTCGTAATCGGCTCGCTTGGGCTTTACCGGGGCTTCCGGGCGTTCAGGAATGGCCGAGACTTTTGCCTCAGACTCCTTATCGCCAGTTTTCCCCGCTTCCAGCTCTTTAAGCCGCGCTTCCGCTTTCTCTGCACGCTCGCGCTCTCGGTTTCGGTCGGATTCGAGTTCACGCCAGTTTTTATCTGCCGTGCTCGACTTCGATTGTTTTGCGGTCCCTGATTCCGCAGCCTTCGCGTCAGATTTCGCGCCAGGTTTGGACGTAGCCGAATCGTCCGATGACGGCTGAATTTCTTCTCGCGGAACATCGCCAGTTTTAAGCCAATTATGGCGCTGCTCGTCTGAAAGTTTGTCCAGAGGAACCATTCTCGTCTCTGGTTTCGTTGCTTCTACCACTGCAATAGGTGCTTCGACGGCTGACGAAGCCGCTGTTGTCACGTCTGTCATTGATTGCTCTCCTGAGGTTGCTGTGCTGCCTGTAAAGTCTGCGCTTCGACGGCTTGGCCGTGATCCTGAGCCGATTGAGCGGATTGGTTCTGTGCGGCCAGTTGCGCTTGCTGGCTGTCGTGGTCGTGCTGCTCGGCCTGCATCGCTGTTTCATGCGCCGCATTGTGATTCTCAATCCAGAACTGTTTGTACATCTCCGCTTCCTGCGCGGCGTTCTGGTTCTTGGCTTCGATGAGCGCGACCAGCACCTTGATATCGTTCTGCATCTGGGCAATCTGCTTCTGCGTCTCGCCCTGAATAACCTTGCCAGCCTTTTCAAGCTGCAACTTGTGAAGCTCTTCCTGCATTTTGTTGATGATGTCCTGCTGCTCGGCGAGCTTCTGAGCGCCTTGCGCCATCTGTTGCTGCTGCGCTTGCTGGTCCTGCGGCGGGGAAATGACCTCAGCCATCTCATCGCCAATCGGACCGATCTGTTTCAGCTTGATACTGAGGGCAATGAGCTTCGCGGCAGCTCCGGGAGGAAGCAGGTTCGCCATCGCTTCCACGTTCGCCATGATCGTATCGACAAACTGACTGGCTTCGTCGCGCTGACTCTCTGAGCTTGGGCCTGTCGAGATCGTTACTGCATGTTCGCCGCTTACCGCGTCCATCGGTTCTGGCTGCCCTTGATCGTTCACGCGGTCAGGGTCGTTAATCATCACAATGTCATGCGATTCGTCGGCCTTGCGGATGCCTACTTCGCGCTTGGTGTCGTAAACGTAGGGAATCCACGCATTCAGGATTACGCCTGTGTGCTCGATGGAGAAGTTGTAATTGTCGATGAAATGGAATGTGCCGCGAGACTCTTGATCGTCGATCTCTTTGAGCGCCGTTCCTGATTTCTCATTCCTTCGCTGTGCAGCGGTTGGCAGATTTGAGCCGCTCATTGCCGTCTGAATTGCTCGCCGTGCGGCCTCGCAAAATATCTCATAGTCTTGGAAGTTTGGGTGAAATGGTTGACGGATCGGAGCCTGAACGTAACTTTGCCCGTTAGCGAGAATAATTTCCTTGAATTGTATGAATGCGCGGGGAACCTTGGCTACAGTGGCCCATTCATCCTCACGCCCTGCAAATTGACCCTCAAGCCCAATAAACGGAACCTTCGGCGTCATTCCCGCCTCTTCCGCCTCTTGGGATCGAGCAAAGCAGTACGCCATGAACGGATCGCGTGCGGCCCTGACCAGTGAAATCAGTTGGCGCTTCGATCCTGAGCCTTCATCGACGTAAATCTCTTTGCCGAAGCATGGCACAATCGGAATCCACGGTATTTCGATTT